CTGACGTGAATCGGTGTTCCTTTTGCATAAATTGGCGATCCTGCATATGTTCTTAAACCATTAACACACGTGGGAATGCGATGTCTTCTACTGGCATTTGGTTGAATTCTTCACGAAAACTTTCAATATACGAATGTAAATCCGCTTGATTGCGCTTGAGAATAACTTCGATCGAATCTTTAAGTTTGTCACGAATAACAGCAGGTGTACTCGACTTGACCATTTCAAGTCCCATAACTTTGAGTTTAGGTTTCGCATACTGCACTCCCTCAGAATTGTGTACGTTCAATATGTATCTTTTCTTGGCAGTCCAGATACCCTTATCAGCAAGAACCTCACGTTTCATAATCATCTTCTGAGAGTATGCGTTCATATACTCTGCCAATTTCTGATACGTTTGGTCAATGAATGGTTGGAAGATCTCTTCACAAACCTTATCCATATATTTGATTTTCTGCTCATCGGTTTTACCCTCGCAGACTTTCTCAATCAAATCTTCCAATGTTAGATAGATTGAATCTGTGTCGATGGCGATAACAAAATCTTCGCCCTCTGTCTTCATTGCTTTATTAAGATAACGATTAAATTCGTTAGCCATCCAGCGAATCGACAACTGACCAGAAGTAGTAATTCCTTCAGCCATGCGGATGTCAAAGTAACGGAAGTACTGATTACCCATCGCACCATAAGCAGAGTTCAATGCAATCTTCATCGCCATCTGCAGATTATTCAGTCGGCTAATCTCTTTCAGAAGTTCTTTCTTGGATTTGTCGTTCTGATATTCCTGCTCGACTTTTAACATCTGCTTCTTAAACTTACTGCGGTCGGTATACATCTTTTCCATCAACTCGGGCATGAAACCTTTAATGTCTCTGCGATAAGTCCAACCATTGGCTGTCAAAGCAAGATCTCTGCGTTTCAAATACTCCGTATCAACTTCTTTGTTAAGTAGTCGTTCAACACTACAAGAAATTTTCTCGCCACTCAAAGTTTCGGGAGAGATGTTATACTGCATAATTAAATGCGGATACAGTGAGTTCAAGTCAAACGAAGCAACCCATTTATGCATACCTATCAATGGATCTTTAACGAAAGCACCTTCGAATGCTTCGTTCTTGCTAGAACCAGTTTTGGTGGGAATGGCTATACGTTTCTTGCGTAGATGATTATAGATGATTGCATCCCACATACGAACCTGAGAGAACACATCTTCATAGTTAATCTTTGCGTTGTATGCCATGGTAAGACACAACTCAATCAGTCGCATCTTATCTTCAAGTTTATCAACAAGTTCTACGTCATGAATATTATAGTCAACGAACTGTTGCCAGTAGTTGGTATAAAAGTCTTTAAAGGTATCGCCTGGATTTTCTTTCTTGGCGTCACCAAGTTCTTCGCCTGCAATATAATCTAGACGATATGATTCTTGTTTCTGATAAGTAAACTTCTTATACAGATCCAGATAGTCAAGCTGTGAGATACCATGAATATCAAATGAAATTTCTTCGTTACCTTGAACAAAGATCTTTCGTTCATTGATATAACCCCATGGTGAAAGTTTAGTCGCAATCGTTTCACCCAACTCACGCTGAATACGTTTAGTTAGATATGGTACGTCAAAGAAGTTGATATTCCAACCAGTCAAAACATCGGGATAGTTCTGCTGCCAGAAAATCATAAACTCTTTAAGCAACTGTAGTTCGTCTTTACAACGATAGTATGTGACATCGTCACGTGTGTTTTCATATTCACGTGTGCCGAATGTGATGATGCGTTTAGACTGAAAGTCTTTAATTGTAACTAGTAGAATTTCTTCGTTAGCCTGTTTTACATCAGGGAATCCATCTTCGACTGCAGTTTCAATGTCAATGGTGAATACTTTAACCTTTTCCATATCCCAGCGAATGTCACTCTCATAAGTATCGCTGATATATTGGTGAACATAGTTAGTATTACCATAAACAGAAAAACCCTCAACATCTTTGTAACGATCTACAAACTCACGTGTCTCTTTCACAGTTCCTGGTTTAACTTCATCGATGACTTGACCATCGAGAGTTCTCCAAGAAGAATCTTTCTTTTGAGATGTTACATAAAGTGTTGGATAGAAATCGATCTTACGCTGAAACTGTCTGCCGTTTTCATAACCTCTGACACACATTTTGTTGCCAAAGGGGAATACGTGCGTATAAAAAATCATCTATTATTTTCCGTACATAAGTTGCATAGCATCCAGTGCGCAATCATGGACTGGATGGTGTTTGATAACATTGTGTCTTTTAAATGTTGGGTGGTCTACTTCACAATAACCATTAGTGGAACCAGTAAAACAATCAACAGCAGTTCTCACATCCCTCCACATATTATACGTGGTAATTGGATTAATGTCAAGTCTAACGCATAAACTATCTATTGCAACTTGGTCAAGAGAACCACGTGCCCACATAGTTTGCTTCTCTGGCGTAGGATACTTCGCCATATAGTCTTTTAGTTTTTGTATTGCATCTTCTGCAAATAAATCTTCTGACGATGGATCAAATGAAACTTTGCGAGTATACTCGTGCTGATTCTTCCACCATTCAATGGTATCTTTTGAGATGGTGCGACCAAGTCTTTCAACTTGGTCTTTGGCTTTTAACTTAACGAAACATGCATCGTCAAGTAATTGTTGATAGTCAGGTTGTTTTTCTGGATCGAAATAAATCAAACCTGCAGATAAAATCACGCAGGTTGATTCGATACCCAAAGTTTCTACGTCAAATACAAACATTAAAATTCT